TCTTTAATATTACTGGTGGATTTTTTATGTTTAATCTAATAGTAGGCGGCGAGCCGGAAATTTATGAGAAATGGCCTGTATTTTTAAATCGGAGTGGTACAGATTCATTCCCACTATCTCGAATGCTAGAGGCGACAACTGAGAATGTCCGTCTTAAACTCACCCCCCTAACCGATAAATCACTCGCAATTATTGAAGAACTTACAACAGTGTTTATGACGGAGGAGTACTTACATAATGGACAGAAGTGCATTTCACTTAGAGTTGGGTACATTTCCAATTTAAATTTTAATTCTCAAGAGTTAACATATGATTATAAAGTGATGTTAAGTTATGATCATATACAATTAGATAATATTAAAGAGCGAGATGTATTATCAGCTTTTGGCCCATACGGGTTACATCGAACTCATTGGGCTATAAAAGACATTACATTAAGAACTTTTTTTAAATACTTAGGAATTAGCTATAGAGATAAAGTTAAGAATAACAATGAAAATATAAAAGGGTTAGTAGATAAAGTAACATCTGATGTTATCATAAATAACGTTCAGGAGTTTCTACAGGTAGTTTTAGAATCTAATCATGGTGACAACCACGAGGTTTTTTATAGAGGTCACTCTGATGTATCTTATCAACTAACACCTTCTTTATTTAGAAAAACCACAACTGGCAAATGGAGATACTTAGATGAAGAGGCCACGATGGTCCGTGAAATTCTCACTGCAAGACCAGCCGAATTTATAAATGACAATAGAATGCTAGATAAACTTGTGCGCATGCAGCATTTTGGCCTTCCGACAAGACTTTTAGATATCACATCAAACCCTTTAATAGCCTTATACTTTGCTTGCATCGGAGTTAAGTATAAAAATAAAAAAGAAATTGATGGACATGTGATATCATTCTCAACCCCAAGAGGTAACATTAAATTCTTCGACTCTGATACAGTTAGTTGTGTAGCTAATCTTGCAATGCTCTCCCCTGCACTTAAGAATGGCCTTGACAAGCTTATAAGTAACAATATCCGACCACAAGAGTCTCATTCATGCTTGAAGTTATTACACCACATTAAGGAAGAGAAATCCTATTTTGAGAATAGAATAAATCCAGCCGATCTTAGCAGTGTTATATTCGTAAAAGGCAGGGTTAGCAATGAACGGATATCTTCACAGTCAGGTGCATTCCTATTATTTGGCCATAACGCAGTATTACCAGAGTTAGATCCTGCATTTGGGGTAAGGCGGATTATTATTAGAAATAAACCTGCCATCCTCAAACAATTAGCCAAGTTGAACATTACCGAAGGCACTATATATCCCGGAATGGAACGAGCAACATCAGAAATATCAAAAAAATATGCCACCAATGATTAACCCCCCTTTATGGGGGGCAAAGCCAAACTATGAAGGTAATCATTTCTTTCGTTAGATTTTTATTACATATAAGTTAAGGAAAAACAAGTCAAATACAATCAGAATGGCAATTTTGTGCAAATGGCTGGCTCCCTGTGGATAGATATCACTAATTAACACAGCACACTAACCAGTAATTATATTTTCCGCTTTCACCGGATTGGTTTAGTATCCAATCTAAGGTGTAATGTTTTTAATACAATATGACAAGAATTTAGTGCCATTGATCGCGTGATGCCAATACAGATGATTTCTGAGACCAGGCGTCCATCTCAAGCGTTGCCCCGGTCATAGCTAAACAGCCTTCTATAAAGCTTTCTGCCATCATCAGCTTTTGCCTTATATTCCCTTCTGAAACCTTCCATCTACGAGCAATCTCCGATTTTGATACCCCGTATCGGTAGTGCAGCATGATTACGCCAAGCTCTCTTTCGTCGCGTACCTTCTTCAATCTACCCACAGCGCCATCTACTATCAGGCCGTCATTATCACAGCATGAAGGCTTACTCTTGCTCGTATTCGGCAGAAGCCCCTTAAATCCTGCTGCGATCGGAGAATAGTCCACACCGCTGTTGTCTTTCGCCCACTGGCCCCATCTCTCTAAAACTAGCTGGATGTCTCTCATGCTTTTTCTCCCACGGCTTCCTGAAGTTGCTGGCGAATTTTTTGTAATAGCTTGCTGGCCTGGCGGTGAACTCTTTCCGATCGCTTGTCGGCGGTAGAGAGCAGCAAAAGCTGCTCGTTCAGATTGGCTGTGTTCAGCAGCGCATCGCAAACGTTCCGGTACTGCTGACGTGTTATGGTCACTTCTTTCATGCGATTGCCCCGATGCCAAAGGAGAAATCCAGGAACTCAAACAGCAATTCAACCTGGCTACCATGTTCCGCTTCCCATGCCGTCATATTCTCGTGCAGCGCGTCGTGGTGTTTACGGCACAGCGGGATGGTGAAGAAGTCGTGCGCCTTGGTTGCCATTCCGCCTTGCCCATGACCGATGATGTGGTGCGGGTCATCAGCCCGCGCGCCACATACCACACAAGGACGTGTCTTAACCCAACGGGTGTACTTGCTGTCTTCGGCGCGGGTTTTCTTCGGGAGTAGAGCAAAAGCACCTGACACTTCAGGGTCAACCTTGAAGCATTTAGCCGCGTCCTTTGCGATGAGTTCTTTAACCGACGGCAGGCAATCCATGTCGGACTCCCTTCGGGTGCCGCTGATCACCTTTGGTTCAGGCCTGTCAGTCACAGTGCGCGCAACTTCTTCAGGGATCAGATCGAATACCCCGGCAAGCATCGACCACAGCAGCAGCTCAGGAATGGTTAACGGGCCTTCCGACTTCAAACGGTGCTTTGCCGTCTCAGCTATCCAGCGCGCAGTATTACGAGCTGCAATTTTTTCCAGCTTCGGCGATGAGCCACAGCTTTGTTTGTAACACTGAGGGCAAATTCGAACGGCGGAATGCCCTACCCGCTCAGTGTCCAAAATCGTCGATGGGCGGTCATGTTTGTTGTATTGGCATTTCGTGAACTGCGTCGCCCAGGCTTCGATTGAGTTAACCCCGCCGCAGGCGTTTATGACGCGCTCATTCTGGAAGAAAGCCTGCAGCCGCGGGTCGCTGGCGATCTCATGTTCCACCGGCGGCAGAACACCTTCAGGCGTATCTACAAATTTACGAGGGATTGTAGAAATCATCAGGCGCCCGTTCATGTGAAACGCCATTTCCTCCGTAACTGGGATCAGCACAATGCCCAGATCACGCTGTACCGCTGCTTTGACTATCGCTCTCATGCCTGAACTCCTGACATTGCATAAGCTCTGGTTAAAATTGGGCGCCACTGCTGGCGAGCTTTGCTTTCGTCCACATTTCCAAATCCGTTCTTGCGTACCTGCTGCTGCGCGCGTTTCTCAGCGTCATTTTCTGGCATCGCAGCATCACGGATCAGGCGATCGAAAACCTCATCGAAATCAATCTCCGGCGCGTCACCGGCCACCGGCTCTTGGCGCTGCTGTTCGACTGCTTCAGCCATAGCGGCTTTGTAGCTGCGCTGACGATCCCAGGCTTTGGCGGCTGCCAGATACCCACCGAACCGGACGGCATCGAAAATCATCTTGGCGCTGAGCATGTGGCCCATCTTTGGATCGCCCAGCAGCAGACTTGCACGGTGTTCAGCCACCAGCTTCAGTTCGGCGGCGCTGTTGCCGTCCGCCAGGCGCTCGGTAATCTCACGCAACGTGTCGGCACGCTTTGGCGTCCTGCCGTTGATTTTTTCATTCAGAAAATCGAGAACTTCCCCAGCCTCAGCCGATGGGTTCTCTACCCCCGCATCGCTCTGGGGGGCTATGGGGGGGGGTCTTTTGGTTCAATGACTGATTCAAAAGAGTGACTGGTTCTGGTGCCATCTGCAGGCATAGGGGGTGTGCTTTCTGACGGCACACCCTGTGTCACCTGCTGGCACACCCCTGTGCTTTTTGACGGCATAGGGCTATGCTTTTTGACGGCACAGGGGGCTATGCTTTCTGACGACATAGGGTTATCCAGGGTCAGATAGTAGAGATTCGAGGTATTACCCTTGCCGTTATTCACGCCCAGGCGGTTCTCTTTGGTGAGTAACCCCATCTTAATCAATGCCTCAATGTGCGCCCGTACAGCGCTTTTGCTGCACTCACAGTGGTCAGCGACATGCTGATATGAAGGCCAGCATTCGCCCTTGTCGTTCGCGTTATCAGCTATCTTGATCAGCACCAACTTGCGCAGTGGATTGCCCACTTTGATGCTCATAGCCTGCGCCATCAGGTTCATGCTCATACTTCGACTCGCTTAAATTTCTCTTTGAATCTCTCAAGGGGCTGCATGCACTCATGCGGATAACCCTCTCGCGTGAAAATGACCTGGCGCTCAACCCGATCCCAGCGGATGACGTGAACCTGTACGCCCCGCCAGTCCGTGTAATACCGATCGAGCTCAGTGCTTTGCGAGCCGGACATTTTTCAACCCTTGACGAGATACCGACATATCGATAACAATCAGGCTGTTCATTGTAGAACTCCCAGTTAGAAAAGTGATTGCCGACCAGCTGCAACTGATCGGCTTTCTTCTTGCCCCAGGCCATAAAGCCCCCTATTCCGTCTTTGGTTCTCGGATGTGCTCCAGCATTGCCATTAACCCGCGCGCCAGCTCTGCAGTTTCTTCGCCCCTGAACGTCAGCATGGTTTCCGAACGCTTAAAGCCCGTAGCGGCCAGCAGCAGGCTCGCTTTCTCCACCAACCCACCTTTGCTCTGCCAGCGGCTCACCTGCGATTTATCAACGCCGATCGCGCCGGCCAGGCTTGTCACTCCGATTGCTGCAATGCGGCTCATGATGTCGCTCTGAATCGCCTGAGCTTCGTTGCGTGTTGTTGCGACTGATTCCATTTACAATTTCCGTTGTGTAATAGTGATTAGTTTGGTTTTTTGAACATGTGCGGCAGATCGGGGCGAATCATGTGTCCAGGGACCACCCCATTGGTTACTCGCTCGATGTGGCCTACGTGTTCAGGTGAAACTTTCGCCTTGTTGTGGAGCCATTTATAAACAGCCTGTTGAGATACCCCGCAGGCAGAACCAAGTTTTTTTTGCGACCCAACCAAAGCGATAGCGGTTTTTATCACTTCATTCATAAACAACCATCATCGTCATTTTAATTGATAATAAAACCATGGTTGTTTTATGTCAACAACCACATTCGTTTGAACGTATACAACCGAGGTTGTAAATTGATAAGATGAAAACAACACTTGCTGAAAGGCTAAAGCTAGCCAGAAAAGAACAGGGGCTTTCTCAGAAAGCTCTTGGGGAGTTGATCGGCGTTAGCCAGGCTGCCATCCAAAAAATCGAGGTAGGCAAAGCCAAGGAAACGACAAAGATTCTTGATCTAGCAAATGCTCTTGGAGTACGGCCAGAATGGCTCTCTTCTGGAGATGGGGAGATGCGAGAGACCCCATCTAAGACAAATCGAGAATCCAGCATTCCTCCTGAGCACAATTGGGGAACTGTAGATGCATGGGATGGCAGTACCCCCTTACCTGAAGATGAGGTAGAAGTGCCGTTTTTAAAGGATATAGAGCTGGCATGCGGAGATGGTAGCTACGGAGAAGACGACTACAACGGCTTTATGTTGCGTTTTTCGAAGGCAACACTAAAGCGTGTTGGAGCTCAAAAAGGAAGCGTCTTATGTTTCCCTGCACATGGTAACAGTATGGAACCACTAATCCCTGAGGGTTCCACTGTTGCTATTAACCTGCTCGATAAGAAAATCGTCGATGGCAAAGTCTATGCCATCAATCAGGATGGTTGGAAACGTCTCAAAGCCCTTCATCGCTCAGGGCCAAATAAGGTGATAATTCGTAGCTTCAATAGTGCGGAGTACGACGACGAAGAGGCTGATATTGATCAGATAGAGATCCTTGGACGCATGTTCTGGACTTCCACGCTGTGGTAGGCAATATACTGTAAAAAAAGAGAAAAATTTGAAGATCGGATACCTGTTCCCCGTCGCCATCATTGTCGCAGCTGTAGTCCTCCTAGCTTGGTTCATCATTGGTGGGTATGCGATGCCAGGGAAGTGACACGATGGTTAAGTAAGAGGTCGCGAAAGCGGCCTTTTTTATGGATAAATTATCCAGTACGTTGCAACATACAAAAACAAAAATCGTTTACGACAGACTGGGCTCTAAGTCCTCGAGAAGAGCTCAAGGCGGCCACGGCTAAAAGCAAAAAGATTGGCAGGCTACAACTCTGCCCCCTTCCCATTTCTCCGCCGTTCTGCACCTACTTCACCCCCTATCCTGCACACCTCTCATATGCCGGAGCTGAATCTAGCTCCACCATGCACACTTACGTACAAATTTCAATCACATTCACAACGCCTCCAATCACTTATCCAGCCCTCACGAAAAAATGAAAATTAAATCACCATTGAAAACAACCAAATAAAACCAATTAAGCAATCAAAACAACCATTGTTGTTGACAAAAAAACAACTGTAGTTTTTAATAACTCCGTCGACAGCAACAACGTCGCCGGCAAGAAGCCACACATGTAAGACGCCTAGGGGTGAGCGATGCAATCATTCCCCGGCCCCGAGAGGGATCGACCGGTAACGTTCTTTAGGGATCAAGACTTTTAACCCCGCTTGCTCTTATAGGCTCCGGCTAAGACGTGTGCCATGGAACATAAGCACGGGAGCATTACCCAGCATCGTGAACAGGCAGTGAACTGGAGGACTGGAGGACTGGAAAATGTAACGATTACGGGGTGCTTTTACCCTACCGCCGAGAGTGTCCGGCGGACAGGTATAAAACCACTGAGGTTTAGCGATGAAAACTACTCACGATATGGGTAGCAACGAGATAGTAAGAACTGATGCTATCCAGAATAGCAACTACATGCTTACCATAATTAGTTTCACAAAGAACCACACATTCTAAACACACAAAAACACCTTGCATAAACGCAGAAGCTAATAATTTATCGTAGAAAGTCTTCTGGTTAAGATTATGTATTTTGATTTACGAGAAAGGATATTAGATGGGTGGGTTCGGGCGCCACCCCTTACCCTGACGGCATTAACCGAATACTTTAGCTAGCAACCACACCACCATGGTTAGGTGATATGCTGCCTGAAACATTTCGATAGTCATGTTTAGACCCCATTGTAAGGGGCAAGGTCTTATCAGTAACCTATCCGATACCCTGCACTGATAACCCTCCATTACTGGAAAGATTGCCAAGTGAAGGTTTCGGAAATGGCTTCCTAGCAGGATACTTTATTGATTAGTTAAATCATAAATATATGAATTATATAAGCATAATAATTTCATATAATAATTTAAATCAACAAGTAAATCGGACTTCTTCACGGCCTCTCCAGAGGTTGTTCAATAATAACATTGTATTTCTCATTGTAAATACCACCTGACATTATGTGCGCTTTTTTTAATCAAAATAATAGCAAAACCTTCTATCTGCTACCGTTAGAAATGAGGAAATCATGACATTTAACGAAAAAACCTGGCTGGGCGTGGTTGTCATCTGCGTCGCGTTCTGGTCAGCAGTTGGTTTTATCATTGCCGGTTAATGCCAGCGTATTAGGCTGACCACTCGCCCAATTCCTTAAATTCTGGAAGCGGTGAAGGATCCTACCTCATGAGTGGTCAGCCCAATACCTCACCTACCTGGTGGCGTATCGTTTCGGTTCCTAATTTATATCTACACAGTATAAACCCCCGGTTCGATGCGCCACCAGGTGCGTGATAAATCACAAGCCTGCTCAGTACCACTTCCCTTGTCACATCCTTTGCCCCGCTCGCCGGGGCTCTTTTTTTCTCATCAGTAAAGGCGCTGCCCACTGCTCCAGTGTGCTGGAACCGTAGGGAAACCGAGCGCGTGCATCAACTCAGGCAGCGCCTTTACCCATGTGAATTTCATTGAGAGGACATGTTATGCAAACCACCACCCAACGCTGTGAACACTGCGGCCAGACGCGCGACGTAGCCAAACAGGCCGTGAGCATTCAGCGCTATGAAGACGGCAGATATAAGGCCGTGAGAATCCTCGTCTGCGCCGATACCTGCGCGCCGGTGTACGTCGTCCGCCAGAACATCAGAACACTGCAGCGCCGCCTGCACACCCAACAGCGGAGGCCGACATGGTAAGCCTAAACGCTCGTATTCAGCACAAATACGACCTGACCGGGGGCGATTTCGCCCCTAAGCGCCACCACGGCAAACACCTCTTCTACCTTCTCATTTTTACCCTGTGCCTGCTGACTGCCGGCGCGGTCTGGAGTTAATGCATGGCGAACTCATTCAAGCAGATGAAGAACAACGGAACGCTTAAGCGGACTGACTCCGGGATGTTCATCAAGCTGGCTGATATTCACGTCCAGGAGGGCTTCAACAAGCGCGTAGACGATGAGCGCACACAGGCCGCTGATGATGACCTGTTTAATCACCTGTCATCAGGCAAGCCTGTTCCTCCGCTTGAGGTTCGCCCACGCGATGAAGGCGGCGTTTGGATTGTCGAGGGCCACCGTCGGCACCGCGCATATTTACGTTGCCGTGACGCGGGAAAGCCCGTTGAGTGGATAGCCATCCTACCGTTCACTGGTAGCGATGTGGAGCGCATAGCGCGCATCATGAACAGCAATAGCCAGCTGGCGCTTACCCCATACGAGCAATCGCAGGTGGTAAAAGAGCTCTCAGGCTTCAACCTATCACCAGATGAGATTGCCGCACTGGTCGGCAAAAGCCGTACAACGGTCGATAAACTGCTGGCGTTGAGTCAGACCAACCACGATGTGCAAACGCTGGTGAAAGATGGCTCTGTAGCGGTTGATGCCGCTCTTGAGCGCGTGAAGGTTCACGGTGAGTCAGCCGGTAAGGTTTTGACGAATGACGTTGAGAAAGCCCGTAAACAGGGCAAGAAAAAAGTCACGAAATCCGTTATCAGCCGTGAATTCAGTGCCAAAAAAGCCCGCAGACTC